TCACGGGACGAGGCGGCGAGTCACGCCAAGCGGCTTAAGCGAGAGGACGCCACGTTTGACATTTACGTGGTTGACATGTACAAGTGGCTGCTCATCCCGCCGGACTCTACGCGTATCGAGGACGTGCACTACACGAACGACAAACTCGAGGAGATTATGTCAGGGTACCGCGAGAATCAGCGAATGGGCGCCAAGATGTTTGAAGACCGCAAGCGGGACATGATGGAAGTGAAGTCCGCCGATGGCGCCGCGTACATCAAACCGGGCGACGAAAATTCCAGGTTTTACACCAAGCCGGACGAGCCGCCGGTCAGTCACCCGGCCGAGGTGCTCGAACGGCTGCAGAAGGAAAAGCCGGACGCTTCGATTGAAGACCTGGTCAAAGAGGCTGACGACATCGTCGCACAGGAGATGAAGGATATCCAAGCCAAGCGAGATTGAGATGGAAAAAAAAAATTAGGACTACACTAGTATGGGGAGTGTATCGGTCGGGCTCAACGTTATAACAATATGTATAAGTATCGTGTTGATTTATATAATCAGCCGGTTATATAAATCAAGTGTCGAACAAGGTGTTACGGTCGCGGAAGTGATGCGCCGCCTAGAGAAGACACCGTCTTCTATATCACACGCGTACTTTTATGACCAGTATGACCCAGATAGCGCCGCCGGTGGTATAGAGTGGTCAGATGATATACACTCGGGTGTGGCGCGGGAAGCGACGGCTATGAGTGCTTTAGAATGATTGGATGTGTAGATTTTCCCATAAAGAACCCAACAAGCAAAGCGACCGCGATGACAATATAAGTAAATTTATCAAAATCTGGAAACCCGCTGGTTTTTTTCGGATTTTGGTGACTGTGTGTGGTACGCTGTGGCGGAGGCTGGTGGTAATACATGGACGGTTGTGGTGGCGGTTCATTCTCGTCCGATGTCATGACGGAATGTACAGGGTCTTCATACATAACCGACTGCTGCTGCTGCTGCGGTGGTAAAACCTGCTCGATGGGGGTTATCTCGGTGTCCATATCTATACAATACGGCGGTGTATTTTTTTAAGCTTCTTCCTCGGCCTCGGCCTCCTCTTCGTCTTCGTCTTCGTCCGACACAACGAAACCATCCAAATCGCCGCCATCGTCCGAGCTTTCATCGGATTCGGACTCCGTCACGATGGACTCCGCATCGGACTCGCTCATGTCCGTGTCGTATTCGTCCGGTTTGTAATCGTCGCACAAAACCTCGTCGGGGATGTACACCGCTACCGGCTTTTTAATAACGCGGCCGTATCGGGTCCGCGTGGTATTAACTTCAGTATCAGCCATTATGTATATATATATGAAGCAACTAACCGGCGTATTTTTTAAGTATACGACGGTCTAAAAACATCACCGTTTCGCAGAGCCGTGCGCAATATACGTTTCTCCACATGTACACCCAACTCCCGTGTGATTTCTCGTAGTTCGTCTATCACGTACGTGTGCACACCGGTCGCGTATAAAGCGATTTTGTTTGCTTTTTCTATCGCAGCGTGCATGTACCCGGCAGCCGCGTCGGTGTTAGAGTCTACCAGATTTTCCATGAGGGTCAAATCGTTCACGAAACTGTAGTACAGCTCGGGATTCAAACCCGAGTATGCGCGCACGCGCAACTGCAGGTCGTGTATCTTTTCATCCCGCTTGCCGCTGATATTCACGGGCTTTTTCAGGCTCATAATGAAAAACACACACGCCAACACCCCGATCACAACAAAAAGGAACATATGGTGGCCTTTTTATTATTGGTTAATATTTTGTTTGGGTACATAAGTTCGGTGATTGTCTTGTTCAGCTGATGCTTGCGCCCGCAGAAATCTTTGCACAGCACGCCTTTGAGTCTACCTTCGAGTGTGTTGCACGTGCAGAAACATTTCTGCATAATCGCCGCGTCTTTTGACACTGCAAACCACACATGATTCGAACCGTGGTTGCGTTTTAGATTCTCGCAGTATTTGGAGTTTGTTTTGACGTAGTGGGCCGTCTTGGTCTTGAATATTTTCAGAACGCGCGCGCCGTGCTGACCTTCCATGTTTTTTCGAATGAACGTCTCGAGGTGGGCCGCCAACTCCGCATCGGCGACCTCGTTCTTGACTTGGGCCTGTGTGAAACCGCCTTCGTCCCGCCCACGCGTCGCTTTGGTCTGCTCGGAAACCTCTTCCACCAGCACCACGGCGCTCTGCTCTGTGGTATCGGGCACCCGGACGGTCGTGTCAAACAATCGGGCGACAGTTGGCAGGTGGACCGGTATCTCGACCATGCTCGACGGGTCGATGTATTCGAGAACGGGCAGGTACTCCCCTTCTGTCACGCGCCCCGACGACCCGCACGCGGGACACCCTTTGCCGTTGCAGTCGATGTGTTTGCCCTTTTTGTGCGACCACGGCATCCTAAACCCACTGCCGCGCGTACTGTTGTGCGTACTGCCATACACGGACGCGTCGATATCCTTTGACCAATCCCTGGTGGAGTACACCGTGTTGAGTATTTTCACAATATTGTCCATCAGGTTAATCGCGTTCTCCTGGTCAACCACAAATCCGGGCCAGTTTATGTGTATCCCGGTCTTCATCACGGTCCGGCTCTTCTGTTTGGGCTCGGCGACGCTTACGATCGCCCGGGCGTCGCCGGGTCTGTACGACTCCACTTTGTCACAGATAATCTTCACAATTGACCCGACTTGGTCCATCGTTAGTGCGTCGTCGTCCTGGTAGTCCACGTCGACAAAAAAATTAAACAGAGTGGTCTTCTGCTCCACCACGAAGACGCGCTCGAAGTTGCTGATGCTCCGTACACACACACCATAGAAAAGTTCAAGCTCGGCGTGCGGTACGTACAGTATCCCGCCGTCCATCAACACATGGGTCGGACCGCCTTTTTTAGGTCCAAAAAATCCAAGCTGTTTGCACTCGTCTTTGAACATATTATTATGTGAAAAGGGGGTGCTTGCGCGCGTGCACACCTTATCACATAAGAACGTAACTTAATTTATAATACACCGTATTTTCTTAAGCAAATCGAGACCCGGCCGCCTGCATAAATGTACGGTAGATGGACGATGGGTCCGGTGGTGGGTTTTTTCTAAGTTCAATCTTCATATTGAGCAGCTCGATGACGGTTTTGTCGTATAACGCCCGGGCTTCGTCGCTGTCCTCGTCAATGTATCCAAGCGCGCATATGCTTTGAACGACGTTTTCTTTCTTGTACCGGCTCATTCTGGGTTTTTTTTTATATGTATATTTGCACATTAAAAATGTGTACGATTTGTCGAGGCCAGACACTTGTAAAACTCGGGGTTGTTGATGATGTTGTCGACGATAAGGCTCCACCTGTCTTTCTCGTTGAACGTCTCCAGTGTTTCAAAACACATCGCGTCGTTCTCGTCGTGTGTTCTGCGAATAGTCATGTTGCACAACTTTCGCCTATCGGTTTTTATCCTCTCGTCACAGAACGAGTCTATGATGTGGTTCTGTGACTCTATGTTAATATTAAATGGGATTATATAAACATGATATATTAGCTTGGCTGTATCATCAGAGCCATCCGACACCGTAAAATTAAAATACGAATAGGTTCCGTGTTTTAGTTTCACAGTGCGTCTGGACTCCTCCTCGAGCTCTCGGAGTGCACACTTTAACGGGCAGGATATTTCTGATTTTCTACACCCGCCTGTTATGAATATCCACTCCTGGAATCGCCGATCTTTGACGGTCAAAAACCTCGGCTTGGCATCAACGAACGATACTGGGATTGCGATTGCTTTATGTTTTGTATTCATGTGGGTGCATACACGGCAAAAAATCACGGACGAGTGACTTTTTATCTGTCATACTGCTAATCTTTTTCTTCTTTCGTATCTTTCGCATCATCGCCAGGCGTTTGAGACCCGACGACCTTTTTCAAGTCGTCGCTGCGAGTCATGTCGGACCGAACGGTCGTCAGGTCATCGCGCATTTGGTTCACCTCTCGGTAGAGATAAGCACTAACCACCAAAGCTACTAGAATCGATAGCATAATAAGTTTATCTTTGTTACTGGTGTCAGCCATTGTAATATGCTAACTGCATTTGATTTAAATAGTTAATTGTTTGTCGCGAATTGGAGGTCGCTGTATTTTTTGTATTCACCGACCCCTCTCGTCTGAAGAGGCGGCTTCAGTGCAGGCGGCTCGGCGGCCACCGCATTGGCAAATTTGCTGATACCACCCGACCGCGGGTCGTAGGTCAAAACGAACAGTACCGCCAGCGCCACGAAGACCCACATACAATTGTCCATGGTGGGGGAGGCGGGTGGGCACTGGGTGCTGTTATAATACTGTAGATTGTATTTTTTTTTTAGTTTGCGTACATGAGGGCGCCCATCCCGTTCTGGATGCGCAGAATGTTGTAGTTCACGGCATAGATATCGGCCTGGTCGAATACACCGTCCGTCACCAGTCGGACGGTGTCCATCCGGCTAAAATTGAGCGAGCCCGATGGCTGGTTCTTGTTCGTGTCGAGGCAAAACGGGTACAGAAAGCCCACGTCGTCATTGTCCAGGTTGTACGGGCAGTGGTGGTAAACGGGCACCCGGTCGAAATGAGGGGTGTGCATGCGTTCAGTCGTCACGTCCGTCCCGTTGAGCTGCAGCTTGATTGTTTTCTTCGTGGGTTCGGCCACGACCGCGGTATTGGCCGCTAAAAATTTGACAGGGTGGTTGAACACCAGCTCCTGGATGTGTCCACCCGATCTGACGGCTTTTTGCGTTTGGGTGATGAGCATGTCGTGTTTGGTGGTGGATACGCGGGTACGCTCGACCTCGTCGAGGTACACGTAACACGCGAAGCATTCGACGCTGTGATTGGCAGGGACAGTGCCCCACGTTATGCGGAGCTCCACGTCGTGGTACTGGAGGGCGACAAGCGGCAGGGCCGATTGCCAGCTCTCACAGAAGAAGAAGTGGAGCGGGTAAAAAAAGCTCGACGTGTTGACGGATTTCCCGTTCGAGCCGACCAATAAATTTTGAGCGAGTTGACGGATGAACACGTCGTCGTGGTCGTCGACAACCTGTCCACCAATCAGAAGTTCGACTTTGGAAATATAATTTTTGTTGGGCGATACGTTACTGTTCGCATCATCTTTCAGTGTTAAATACGTGTAGCCAAGCAGGTCGCCTTTGCGTTCGAACCGGACGGTCGACGTGCCGCCGGTCGTTGGATTGCCCTGTATGAGCTGACGCTCGACCACGTGTGAAAAGTTGGTGTGGCGCTTGTACGTCGAATGGAAAAATGAGACTTCCGGCTGACCGGTGAGGTGAACATCCTGAGCACCGATCGACACGAGTTGGGTTATACCACCGGACATGTGGCGTGTCTATGTTTTAGTTTAAATGAAATGATTTTTTTTTCTAGCATAAATTCGTACGCGCTGTATGAATACGCAGAACGAAGGTGGTCGTGTCACCTGCCCCAATGTTGAGCAGGTTTCCATTCCGGTCGAGCCACCGGACGGTAAGTTTTGAGAGTTTGCGGATTGGGTACGGGTACTGCACTTCGAATTCGAAATCGGTCGCGGCCTTGAACGTCTTGAGTGTGCCTGTCGCCACGTCCAACGGGATGAGCCCGAACGACCTGTTAATAAGCGAAGACCCCGCGCCGTGGTTGAGCGTGGTCCGGAGCTCCTCGATATCTAAAAATGCAAATGTATTTGAACTAGGGTGCGGGTTGGGCACGGACGCGAACAGTAGCTCCACCTTTTGAACATCTTTGATAGGGGTCTGGAGCTCGAGGGTGTAGGAATTACACAACGGGTGCAGGTCCTGATCGCGCCCGCTGGAAGTTCCAAACACGTGGTGTATTTCAGTGTCACACATTTGTATTAAATTACGTTATATACTTTTTTTTCATTTCAGTGGCGCGGTGGTACCCTCTACGGCGGCCTTGTCATTGTCCACATCCAGCAGCGATCCGCCGATACCGCCCATGATTTTGTAGTTCGCGTTCGCGACGACCCAGCTCTGCCCGTCGCACACCCCGCCTGGTGTCAGACTTTTGGTATAGTACCCCGCCGTCGGCTTGGAGCTTGGCACGCACTCCAGGTTGTAGGGCTTGGAGAGCAGGTTTCCTTCGGACCCTGCGGCGGCCTCCACGTTTATGGGGATTGGCCTGAGTTCATACGAACTGGTCTTTTTTTTGCGCGTGGCGACCACTATAAGCAGGCCGACCATCATGACGAGAGCTACAGTGACTTCGGGTTTAATGCGCATCTTTCCCAATCGGTTCATCATTCTTCTCAGCATGATTGGAAAAAAAAAATAAAACTTTTCGTTGTATAGTTGATACCATATATATTTTTTTTTTGAAAGTGCGTTAAAGATTTTGAATTTAGTTTCCTTTATGTACCATAGAAATGACCGACATTATCTTGGAGCGTGAGCAGCCCACGCGTCACATGGAACTCGACGAGGACGAGCAGTCGATGCTCGATGACATGGAGGTCTCACTCGAACGGAACATCGACGTGTACCCAGCAAACACCCTACGCAAACCCCCTAATTTCAAATCAAAGCGGCGGCGTATGGGCGGCGGTGCCAGACGACCGCATCAACCCGACCGCACCGCGTACAACGAAGACCCTGATATCGACGCGTTCATGAACCCCGTAAAAGGCACAGAGCAGCGTCCGCCCCCGACCCGCCAGGCCCCTGTATACGGGGGTGGTGACGACGACGACGACGACGACGACGACGACATGCAAGGGTACGGCGGTCCAGTAGACGATGAGCAGACCCCGTCAAAGGGTTACAGCTCGGTGGACGACGAAAAGGCCGATATTCTCAACAAACTGGCCCGACTGGAGAAAAAGGGCCTCGCCGTGAACAAAAAGCTGAACGCGTATTCGGATGTACAGGAGCTCCGGGCTGAATACAAACGGGTCACCTACACGATCGAGGTGGACTCGTCCATCAAATTCTCGAGACGGATGCTGGTGGCGTGCGTATCTGGACTGGAATTCCTCAACAAGCGGTACAACCCGGTCGACGTGTACCTGGACGGCTGGTCCGAAAGTGTGGTTGAGAACATGGACGATTACGACGGGGTGTTTGAGGAGCTGTACAACAAATACAAGACGAAGATGGAGGTCGCGACCGAAGTCAAGCACATCATGATGCTCGGCGGCAGCGCGATGATGTTACACCTGACAAAAAGCATGTTAAAATCGG